AGTAGCGCTTGTTAGTGGAACTTCAACTTACAATACCCCGTCAACCACAAATGATGTTCTAGAAGCGTACATCTCAACTGGTTCTGGTAGCGGAGATTATACCGACATATCTTTAACAAAAATTGACCGATCCACATATGCCGCTTTACCGAATAAAGGTTCAACTGGTACCCCGTCACAGTATTACGTTGATCGTCAATTGACTCCAACAATTACTTTGTATCAAACTCCTGATGCAAGTACTTATACATATTTAAAATATTATACATTAAATAGAATTGAAGATGCGGGTGCGTACGGTAACAATGCTGATCTACCTTTTAGATTTATTCCTTGCATGATTTCTGGTTTAGCGTTTTATTTATCTTTAAAATATTCACCTCAAAAAACAGAAGCTTTAAAACTTTATTATGAAGATGAATTAAAAAGAGCGTTAGACGAAGACGGTCAAAGAACTTCTGTCTTCATTACACCATCAACTTATTATCCAACGAGGGACTAATGGCACAAGCATTTGCAAAAGGAAAGAGATCACAAGCCATATCTGACCGGTCAGGTCAAGCGTTCCCGTATACCGAAATGGTTAGAGAGTGGAACGGTTCATTAGTGCATATTTCGGAGTATGAGCCAAAGCATCCACAATTGGAACCTAAAGTATATGGTGCAGATCCTCAAGGATTAAAACAAGCAAGACCCCAACATTTTCCATCCGATCAAATTGGCGGTGGGAATATGGTAGTGACTGCATTTCCAGTTGATGGACAAAGTGATTCTGCATTTTCATCAGATGGTATGAGACCCAGTAGAAATATTAAACCTGCAATAGCAATGTATTTATCTAAAGTAACAGTGGAGATATCATAATGGCATTAACATTTTCAGAACTAGTCACAAAAGTAAGAGATTATACCGAAGTTGATTCAAATGTTTTAACCGATTCAATTGTTGAAGGATTTATTACAGATGTTGAATTAACTATATCTAGAGCTGTTGATGGCATGGATGTAGACCGTAAGTATTCTTTGTCTACATTTACTTCTGGAAATAGATATTTAGTATTACCTGCAGATTTATTATATTTAAGAGCTGTTCAAGTATTTGATTCAACTACATCAGGGACTCCTAGAGTTTATTTAGAGAAGAGAGATCAAACTTTTATTTCTGAATATTCACCAGATACAAGTCCATTAGTAACTGGAATTCCAAAATATTATGGATATTGGGACGAAAATCCAACTTATATATTAGTGGCTCCAGCACCAAGTGCTGCTTTTACTTGTCAGATAAATTATATTAAAACACCTCAACATCTATCAGCTACAAATACAACAACATATCTATCTCAATATGCTGAAAATTTATTATTCTATGGTGTAATGACTGAGGCTTTTGGTTTCTTAAAAGGCCCGCAGGATATGTACAACCTGTACAAAAACCGTTATACTGAGGAATTGAAAACTTTTGCTATTCTTCAAAAAGGATACAGAAGAAGAGATGATTATAGTGATGGGGTGACTCGAATACCATTAGACTCACCTAGTCCTTAATAAAATTAACTAAGGAGTAACAATGGCAATAACAACAAACGCAATAGCGAATTCTTTTAAGAAAGAACTATTAGAAGCAAAACACAACTTTACACAAACAACTGGTGATAAATTTAAACTAGCTTTATACGATTCATCTGCAACTTTAGGTGCATCAACAACTTCATACACAACTGATAATGAAGTAGGAGCATCTGGTCAATACGCAGCAGGTGGTGGAGCTTTAGCAGTTGGATCTCAACAAACATCTGTAGCATCAGGTGTTGCGATCGTCGACTTTGGTGACAGATCGTTTACAGGGGTAACATTAACAGCTAGAGGTGCATTAATTTATAATACATCAAACTCAGATAGCGCAGTCGCTGTTTTGGATTTTGGTGGTGATAAAACTGCAACGTCTGGTACATTCACTGTCCAATTCCCTGACTTTACAACTTCTGCTGCGATATTGAGAATATCGTAATAGGAGGAATATCCTTTGGCCACAACTTGGGGCAGTAATTCGTGGGGCGACAACTCGTGGGCATCTAGTTTTAATAACATAGATGTTAACGGGATAGGTGCATCTTTAAATATCGGAACAACTGTTGCATTTCCATCTACAGGATGGGGTGGCCAAGTTTGGGGAAATGGTGAATGGGGAGAGTTAGCTTCTCCAGAAGTTCCTATAACGGGTATTTCTTTATCCTCTAATATAGGATCTGTTATAGCTGATGGTGAAATCAATGTAGGTTGGGGACGGCAAGAATGGGGTAACCAAGCCTGGGGTGATGCTTACACAGTTCAACTATCAGGTATTAGTTTAACATCATCTATAGGAAACGAAGAAGCATTTACTGATTTTACAATTGAAGTAAATGGACTTGAATTACAGACAGAAATTAATTCAGTTGGAACTTCAGCTAATTCTGATAACGAAATAGCTCAAAGTGAATTATTAACCACGGGTATCGGTAGTGTATCAATCACAGGAACGGCATCTATTGATGTAACAGGTATTTCATTATCAAGTGATGTAGGCCAAGTCGTTGCTGAACCTAGAATTGATGTTCCAGTAACTGGGGCAGAACTAACAGGTTTTGTTGGAAACTCAGACGCATTAGGTAATGCAAATGTTCCTTTAACAGGGGTTTCTTCAACAATTTCTGCAGGGACTGCGGACGGTGTATCTGTTGCTGAAGTAACAGGGGTTTCTGCTACATTTAACGTAGGTCAAGTTACAATAACTGGAACTGCAGTAGTTATTCCTACAGGTATAGGCTTGACAGCTAATACTGGTTCGCCTAATATTACAACATGGCGTGAAATAGACCCAGGAGTAACAAATACATGGACAGAGGTTGATTTAGCAGCTTAAAAAATGTATATTGTAGAAATTATAAGGAGCTAAAATGGCATCAAGTTATTCGACAGATTTAAAAATCGAACTAATGGTAACAGGGGAAAACTCTGGTACGTGGGGCGATAAAACAAATACAAATTTAAATTTAGTACAACAAGCAATTGCAGGTTATCAAGAAATAGATGTTGCGTCAGCCGATGTAACTTTAGCAATGACAGATGCCGCAATTTCAAATGCAAGAAATATGACTCTGAAATTTACAGGGACTCTTGCAGCAGATAGAACTGTAAACTTTCCTACAGGAATTGAAAAGTTTTTTAACATTGTTGATGGAACAGATCATGCGGGAAACACTTTAACATTTAAAGTAACAGGACAAACTGGATTTTTATTATGTGAAGGTCATTCATACATTTGTCATGCAGATGGAACAGACATTGTAAAAGATTTAGAATTTAAAAAATGGAGAGCAATCTCTGCAGCTGAAACAGTTCAACCAGGTGCACAAATTTTAGCAGACACTTCTGGTGGGACTTTAACAATAACTTTACCCGCTTCACCAGCTACTGGAGATGAAGTAACATTTGTAGATTCAAAATATACTTTTGATACGAATGCCTTTACAGTTGGTAGAAATGGATCTAATATAACAAACAGTGCAGCAGATTTAACTGTTAGTACAGAGGGTGCAGGATTTACTCTTGTATATTCTGGTGACGCAACTGTTGGATGGACTTATAAGGAGAAATAGAACATGGCTAATTACGAAGCAACTAGATACGATTTTGATGGTGCAAATTTAACAGGGATACAAGGAACTGAAACTGGTTCTATTATTCCTTGGCCAAAAGATACTGCACCAACAGGATTTTTATTATGTGATGGAACTGCAGTTTCAAGATCAACTTATGCTGATCTATTTGCGGTTATCGGTGAAACTTATGGAAACGGAGATGGTGCAACTACTTTCAACGTACCTGATCTTCAAGGTAAAATGCCTCAAGGCTATGAATCAGGAAACTATGATTTAGCAACTAGTTCTGGAGCAACTTCTGTAACAGTAACAGGATCACCAGGATCAACTCAGTTACAAACAAATGAATTAGCGGCTCACCAACACACTATTAATTTAGGTGTAATAGCAGGTGGTCCAGTTCAATACCCACAAATTTCTTTTGTACAATATTATCCATCTGGATTTTACACTAGACCTGTAACTAACTTTAACAACTCACACAATCACAGTGCAGGTGATTTGTCAGGTAATGCATTTTCACCGTACCTTGTGGTAAATTATATTATAAAAACTTAGGAGATTTATGATTTTTCAAATTTGTAATAATAAGTATTTTGGTAAATTAGAAGATGATGGTACACAAAAAATGATTCAATGGGATCAAAGAGGAAGCAATCCTCCAGCGGATTTACCAGCTAATGCGGTTGTTGCAGAATGGAATTCGAATACCCAAGAAGGTGATTTACAAACTTTAATCGACAACAAAACTTCAAACTCATCTTTTGATTCAGCTTTTATAACTCCATATATCACATGGTTTGATGCTAGATACCCTGAAGTACAAACAGAAGAATCTGATGCAATAAAAGCAAGAATGAGAGATTGGGATGTATTTAGAAAAACAGCTAGAGAAAATTTTTTAAAACAATCTGATTGGACTCAAGCAGTAGATTCTCCATTAGATGCAGCAACCAAACAAGCTTGGGCTACATATAGAGAAGCTTTAAGAAATATACCTGAAACATATGCTGCGGAAGATTTACTTTATCTAAGACTTAGAGAAGATGGCTGTTTCATTAAATGTACACAAGTTAATTCAGAAACTTTAGCTCCAGAAGGAACTATTACTGTTTTAATTCAATCTCCAAGTAATATATTTATCTAGTTGTTTTTGGAGGAACTAAAGGTTCCGCATTAAACGATACTGATATTCTTTTTTCTTTCGAAGTAGAGGGATGTACAAAATGGTACAGGTAAGAAGGAAATACTAAAAGATCAAAAAGTTTAGGTTTAATTGTAAAACTTCTATCTCCTCTTAAAAAATCAGATAAAAACTCTATTTCTGAATTTTCATCAGTAAGATACAATACTCCAGATTTATTCGTTATTAAACCGTGATGATGTGGCATGTTATATCCACCTTCTTCTGCAACATTTAACCATAAATGGGATACCCTACACTGAAAATATAGTTTCATAAAATTATCTAATTGATTAAAAAGATAATCTGATCCTTCAAATTTATTTTCATGTATATGATATTGAGTCCCTTTTCTAATAGAAATTGTTTCGGGGCCTTTATTGTTATTACAAAAATTAATAATTTTTTTATGTTCAGTTGGTTGAACAATAAATTTTGTTTTATGTAAAGGTATGGCAAATAAATTATAGGTATCTATCATTCTTCTTTAAACCCTATCCAATATTGAATACTAAATCTTTGTTCTGCAAATGAAACCTCTTTATCTAATTGTATAGGTGTAACTGCATGAGGTATAAAACCAGGAAAGATGACTAGTTGATTATGTTTACTTTCGATCTCATGTTCACCACCATCTCTAACTAATAGATTTCCACCTTGTATCGGTGAGTTTTGACTTTTAAGCATATAATTAAAAGTAAACATGTTAGCTCTTAAACCTTTAAAAGTCATACGGGAATCTTTATGCCAATTATAATAAGCACCTTTATTATAAGCAGTTACATGAATAGACCATACTAAAGGGTACTCATACAACATATCATAAATAGTTTTTCTTCCTGATTCCTGAATAAATAATTGTAATCCATGTTGAAAAAAATATTTATGTAAATCTTTAATATTAGGAGCATTAATATTTTCTGGATTATTCGCATCAATCCAATAATCTGTATTACCACAATTTTGTGAAAAAGATTCAACTCTAGGCTGGTGGTCAATGTCTTTACCAGACCAACGAGGAACACCAAAATGTTTTCTTGTATTTAAAAGGTCGGCATAAATAAAACCAATTTTATCTGGCGGTAAAAAATTATCTGATTTGATAACATTATCTGACACAAATTCATATTTCATATACTAACTCCATATGGTTCTTTACCTAAATTACCTTTAATATAAAAATTAAATGCAATAGAATATCTTATTTTATCTGATAAATTAGGACTTACTGAATGTAACATATCTGAAGAGAAAAACAATAATTTACCTTTTTTAGGTTTAATACAATATTTAGTAGAGTTAAAAGAATTTGCTTCAGAATACATTAAAGGAGAACCTCCTGTTAAATAGGCAGAGCGTTTGTGAAAATGTATATCTCCTGAATTATCTGGTACATCAATATAGTATACTCCACTCATGTAAGAATAAGGATGGCAATGTATCCCAGCTTCGTTTTTTGGATAATATTTATTTACCCAAGACCCTGTCATATAAAATTTAATTTTAGGATCAACTTTTAAAATATTGTAAACATAAATAGTAAGTTGATTTATTATTTTAATTTTTAAAGATTTTAGTTCTATATGGTTTAAAATATATTTGTCATCACTTTCAAAACCATTACCCGATAAATAAGGTATATATTTTGTTTCTTTAATAAAATTATGTTCCGAATTCATTAAAGGAACATTAGTTTCGAATATAATATCTGAAAATATATTATGGGTTTTCATTTTGAAATAAAACAGTTAAAAGTATATCTCCAGGAAGAAACATCTTTTTGAATAGGTTGTAATGAACCATGCCATAATTTAGATCTAAATAAAATAGCTCTATTTTGTTTAAAGCCGATACTTCGATCTAATACAAATTCTTTTTCTTTATCTAACTCAAAAAAACCAGTTCCATTAGCTGTATTAAAATGACCTTTTAAAAACACTAGTAAATTCCATTTAGCTTTTACAGTGCCGTGAACCGATTGTGTTTCTCCATTATCTTTATGTATTTCATTATAAAGAACAGTTTCAGGTTTTCTTAAATAGATAACTCCATCGTAGTTATTATATTTAGCTATAGGAAAATTAAATCTTTTTTTAAGATTTTGTTTATTTATTTCTTTTACTTTATAAGTTAAAGATTTATTGCCAAAAGCATAAATTCCTTTTTCTGTTTTGTAAGCTTTCATTTGTAATTGACCACATAAATCTAGCATCAAATGTAAGTCCCCAGGTTTAAAATAATTATCTACAACCTGAATCATTACTTAAAGCTTTTTTTTCTCCAGAATTTATTCTTATATTTATCTACTATAGAAGTCCACAGTCTATGAATAACTGCAGTATGTTCATCTTGAAACCATCTAAAACCAGCTTCCATTTTCCAATCATCTCTTTTAAAAGGAATAACTTGAACCATAGGCTCTCCTTGTTTAATTAAAGTTCTTTGATTCCATTTCTTATTTAAAAAAGGAAAATTGATGGTGTTATTATAAGTGTCCGTATCTACTACCCCCGATAATAATTCAAATCTATCTTCTTTGCGATTTAACGGAGCTATAAATAGACAACTATATCCTGGTGGAGTTACAGTAATCCATTCATTTTTAAATTTACCCGCTCTATCTTTTCCATTAGCCATTTCTTCAGTAAGTTGTTTATCACTATGATATTCCATCACTTCTCTAGGAATAGCTGACTGTAAAGTAAAATTAGTTTCTTTCGCATCTATAACATAGTCTTGGTGAAAAGGTATAATATAGCCAGCAGTTAAGGAATCTAAAAAGGGAATGCAACTTTTTAAAGTAGGTTGATTATAGTCTCCCTCTCTTAATTTTTCTAATTTTTTATATTGTTCTGGAATATAATGAGAGGCTGGTTTTGGATACGGTATAACATTTTTTAGATTTTTATTACAAAGAATAAATTCTATTTTTTGAGTCATTTCTATTCTCTTGGAGATTTATCTTTACGTGCTCCAACTGCTGTTCTAATGGGTCCACCATCATCATAAACTACATTTCCAGCAACGGATATTCTATAACCATCTGAACTTACAAAAGGATACACTACATGATTTAAATCACCTGGAAAAAATATGATAGATCCTTCCCATTCTTTTGATAAAGCAATCTCTAGTTTAGATACTCTTCCTACAACATTAGTGTAAATAAAATTAATAAAAGCACCTGTTTTGGCTGTTTGATAATCTGGATGATTTAATTCCTCTTTAACGTCATAAGGAATATTAATATATATAATAAAAGAATATAAAGCATTATGCATATGCATAGGAAGCCACTGATGTTTTTTTTGAAAATTAGCCCATATACAATCCATTTTCATTTGATCTACTTCAACATAAGTCATATTTTTTTGAGTTCCATTATCGTATGCTGAAATTAATACGTTAGGATATTTATAAAGATTTTTATATGTAGAGCTTATCTTTTTAATATAAGGCTCTACTACTTTATATAGCTCTGGATAAGCTTCTCTATTCCAACGATAGTTTTCTCTTTTTTTAGGTTCGTTGGGGAATATTTCTTCTATACTATGTGGAGCAAGTGATGGATCTTCTTTCATTTTTTTAGCAACTTGTTCTACATGTTCTTTAATAATTTTTAAGACATCATCTGGTAGTTTATCCACTATGTATCCTAAATTAGCAAAATCGTTCACAATCATTATATGGCCTCCTCTGTAAATAAAAATTGAACTGTGTATCGTGGTTTATATGCATCTTTAAAAGCAAGTCCTTTATGTTCGATTGTTGGATCAAAATAAATAACTCTTCCATTTTTAAATGATACTTTTTCTTCTTTATTATCTTTTTTAATAATAAACTCTCCGCCTTTACCTTCTTCGCCTACCATAAATAAAATTCCTTTGGGACCGTTATCTTTATGCCAAGTTCCGTCCATTTCTTTAAATTGTAAATTAATATTAATACTATGCAAAATTGTAGGTTGTTTTAATTTAAACACTTTTTCTAAATGCTCATACATTTTTACATACATTTCTACTAAACTAAAATCTATATTATGTTTTACTAAATGTCTAGTAAATCTATGAAATATATTACAGCTAAAAATTCTGTGTGTAGCTCCTGCTAAACCTAATGGCCAAGTGCTCCTGTTTGCTAAATTATTAGCTCTAAAATCTGCGTGATTTAATTTTTCAAACATGTCTACTAAATATTTAGTGTCAAATATATTGTCTTTTATTTCCATTGTTTTGTTCTATCTAAAACTTGTTGTTCATCTGCAAAATAAATATAATCTAATCCATCAATAAAAGCATCTGTTGGAACATAAGCTAAAGGTTTTCCTGCTGCGTTTAAACTTGTATTTAATAAAATAGGTACATTTGTTTCTTGGTACCACCCAGATAGAATAGTATGTAGTACTTTATTATTTTCTTTTTTTACTGTTTGCATTCTACAAGTTCCATCCACATGAACCACAGCTGGTATTATATTCTTCTTTTCTTCTTTCACTGGGAAAGCATATAACATGTACGGAGATTCTTTCAAAGGATACATATCAATGTATTCCTCTGCTTTATTATGCAAACAACTAGCTCCAAAAGGTCTAAAATATTCACGTTGTTTAATTTGATTAACTATATCTTTTCCTTTTGGATTTCTTGGATCAAATAATATACTTCGATTTCCTAGTGCTCTAGCACCTGCTTCTGATGCTCCTTGAAATAAGCCTACTGCTTTTTGTTCTTTTAATAATCGTATTACTTCATGAATCATGTTATTTTAATTTTTTCTTTTATATTTTTAATTCTACCGTTAGGGGTTATTGTATGAAATTGAAGTAAAGCCGCTCCTAAAGACAAGCCTCCATCATAACAAAGAGGTTCTACATAAAAATTGTAATCTGGATTTTCTTTGACAATACGATAGTTAGCTTTACAGTTTTGAAAAAATCCGCCAGATAAAACAATATTTTTAGAATTAGATAATTGTTTTGCTTTATTAATTAAATGTAATACAGCTTGTTCTGATTGTTCCTGTATAGCAAAAGCTATATCTTTTTTTGTTTTTTCTAATAAATAACTACCTGGTTTAAATTTAAAATAACCTAAATGATTTTCTCTTGGAGTAAAATCAATAATATCATAATCACCAATAGGGTAATCATTTTCATATTTAATTAAAGTAGATAAGGAAGGATCTTGTTTTCCGTATGCAGCTAAACCCATAGTCTTGCCGCAATCTAATATTTTAAAACCACAAATACATCCTATCATGTCATACATAGCACCTATACCTGGTGCAGGGTGATTAAAATAAATACAATCATTTTCTTTTGTAAAAGAAACTTCACCTTCACTCATTGTTCTTTTATACAAAGGTTTAAAAGAATTAGGATAAGAGCATTCATAAATACTTTCGGCTTCAATGTTTTGTAATCCATTTAAAGGACTACCTGATCCATCGACAACAATTGCAATGGAGTCTTCAAATTCAGATCTATAAAAAGCAGTAGCTGCATGAAGTAAATGATGTAAATTACCAAAATCAACTACTTGATAATCATGAGTTATTAACTTTAATTTTTTTAGATAAGAAACATATAAGTTTTCTCCTGACCAAGGATCTATGACGTTTCCAGTTGGATTGTTAATAGGAGTAAAACCACTAATAGCTGCAAAAGATAGTTGTGTATCCACAGGCATATACTCATATCTCATTTTTCCTATAGTTAAAAAGGGATTAGAATCTCTTTTTACACCAGACATCCTTTCTTCTTCTGTAGAAAAAATAATATGACCTCTATCAATTAGAGTAACGCCCGCATTATGGTTTGCATGAATTCCAGCTATTAACATTAAAATATCTTTCCCATTTGCCACTTCCACAAATATTGTGAATTCAATATCTTATTGTACACATAATAATCAAAATTTAAATATTTCATAACTTCTTTTTTATCTATACTAATTTCAATATTTTCATCATTTGCATTACAATGTTCTGTTTGATTAAAATGAATTTTTAAAAATAAATTTAAATCTTTTAATTCGACATACCAATTAACATGAGTGTTAATTAAATGAGATACTTGTGAAGATGTGTGAACTATATGTCCTCTTTCTCTTGTGAAAACATTGGTCATATAATTATACAATTCTGTTATATCTATTTCTTCGATGTTTAAATTATGTTTTTTTAAATCATATTTAAGACCTGAGATAAATCGCTCATAAGGATCTCTAATTACGGTCCATCTTATTTTATTTAAATTAATTCTATTAGTGATATTAAAATCTTTAATACATTTACTTACACTAGAGGATCCATTTTTATGGATCAATAAATATTGAAATTTATCAGTTTCAAGCAATTCTATATTTTGAAAAAGCATATTAGCCTCTATACTACAGCTTAAATGTATTGTAAAATGCCTTTATGGCTTTAACAAAAATACCTTTTAGACCTGGTTTTAACAAACAATTAACAGATACCCAGAATGAAAACAACTGGGTAGATGGGGATAATGTACGTTTTAGATATGGCCAACCTGAAAAAATAGGAGGCTGGATTCAAGAAACCTCTTCTGAATTGATAGGAGTTGCAAGAGCAATTCATACTTTTACAGATTTAGATGGTCGTAAGTATGCTGCGATCGGTACTAATAGATTATTATACATTTATTATTCGGGAGAATTTTATGATGTCACTCCTATTGACCCTGACCGACAACAAACAGGAGCAGATATTACTACAACAAACGGCTCAACAACTGTTACGATTACAACTACAGGAGCAAATAACTTAGAGCCTGGAGATATTGTTACATTTGAAAATGCAGGATCTTTTACTGGGGGTCAAACAGACTATACGGCTACTGATTTTGATGATGTTTTATTTGAAGTTCAAACAGTTCCAAGTACTACAACTTTTACAATTGAAATGCCTACAGCGGAAACAGGAACAGGGGCCACGAACGACGGAACATTAGACCCTTTACCTTACATTAAAATTGGCCCATTAGTTCAAACACCTGGATACGGATGGGGTGCAGGAACTTGGGATGCGGGAACTTGGGGGACTGCTAGAACTACTACTAATACTTTTTTGGATCCTGGATTATGGTCTTTAGATAACTACGGTCAAATTTTAATAGCTACTGTTTTAAATGGCAGATCGTTTGAATGGTCTCCATTAAACACAGATACAGCTGCACTACAAACAAGAGCAACCAGTATTGCAAATAACCCTACAAAATCTATAATGACTATTGTGTCTGATAGAGATAGACATTTATTTCATTTAGGAACTGAAACAACAATTGGATCTCCTTCTACACAAGATAAAATGTTTATTAGATTTTCTGATCAAGAGAATAGAAGTGTGTATCAACCTACATCAGTTAATACTGCTGGGACTTTTCAATTAGACTCTGGGACTGAAATAAGAGGTGCGGTTCAAGGTAAAGACTTTACGTTTGTTGGTACTGATACTTCAGCATATATCATGCAATTTGTTGGTCCACCTTTTACATTTTCTATTAGACAAGTAGGATCTAACTGTGGAGTTTTAGGACAAAACTCAATGGTGTTTGTAGACACCTCAGTTTATTGGATGTCTGATGAAGGTGGATTTTTTACCTACGATGGATCTGTAAAAAGGATGTCTTGTCCTGTAGAAGACTTTGTATTTAAAACAACAGGGACTAACCCAGGTTTAAATTTTAATGCTGGTCAACAGGTATATGCATCACACAATAGTTT